CTAATCATTCACAACATCTTTACAGGAGAAGAAGAAATCTATCTTGTTGATGGGACTACAGTAGGCTTTGAATACATTATTTGACCTATTCTATTCTTATGAGGGATAATAAATGATTAATCCCCTATAAGGAGAACAAATGCCTCGCAAACCACTACCACATAACAGCATGAGAAAAGCTGCACAAGAAAGAAAGATTGAAGATTTCCTGTGGGCGGCTGTTGAATTAGCTTGTTATGAAATCAAAGTAAAGGGAAAGACAGAAACATTTACTGGCAGAGATTTACAGTCACTTATTGATAATCTTGTAACCATAGATAAATACAAGAAAGACAAGGGACTTGACCAATCTACAGAAGACAAAAAGAATGTAACTAAATTGAAAGACATAGATACTTGGGTTAGACAAGCCAAGGGATAATCTATGAAAACAATAACTGCATACAATAAGATAATGGCTGACCCTATTGAATTTATCAGTAGGTTAAAGATTGTTGATAAGAAAGGTAAACTAACTAATCTAAAGCCTAATGCTGAACAGATTAAGATTGTTGAAGCTTTACATACAGGTTCAGACACACTAATCTTAAAGCCTAGACAGATTGGTTCTTCTACTATTGTATGTGCTTATTTCTTTTGGAAAGCATACACAGCAGAAGACCCAATAACATTAGCTATTCTTTCCCACAAATTAGCATCATCAAAACATCTGTTGGAGATTTCAAAAAGATTTTATAATAATCTTCCAGATGCCCTAAAGATTGGATTGATTGTAGATAATACAACTGAATTCAGATTTACTAATGGAGCAGGAATAATAGCTGTATCTGCTGAAGGTAAAGGAGGCTTACGTTCTTTTACTTGTTCAGCTCTACACATTTCAGAATACGCCTTTGCAGAGAACCCAGAAGAATTAAAAGCTACTGCTATTGCTGCTTTGAATAGTGGACAGTTAGTTATTGAAAGTACAGCTAATTATTATAACGATGCTCTACACCAAGAAGTAATGCGTTATGAAAGAGGACAAGCAGAATACAACTATCTTTTCTTTCCTTGGTACGACCATACTGAATACCATACACCTATTGCAAAGAATAATGATGTTGAATGGACTGAAGAAGAATTAGAATTAAAAAAAGAATTTGACCTAAACTTCAATCAGTTATGGTGGAGAAGAAAGAAGATTGAAAAGATTGGTCTGGATAAGTTCACCAGAGAATACCCTACAACATTAGAAGAAGCCTACAGACAAATAGGCAATTCTTACTTTACACAAACAGACCTAAAAGAAGTTGATGTTATTTCTGTAGAACCAATAGAAGCTGTAGTATTTGAAGAACCTAAACCAGATGATAGATACGCTATGGGTGTTGACGTAGGTGCTGGTGTTAATAGGGACTATTCAGTTATTCAAGTTCTTTCTAAAATGTCCTATCAACCTGTAGCTATTTTTAGAAGCAATAGAATAAGCCCTGTTGAATTAGCTGAAGTAATCTTTGACTTATCAGAAAGATACAACGAAGCTACAGCACTTATTGAAAGTAACAACTATGGTAATGTAGTAATCAACGAATTAAAACACATGGGATTTAAAAAGTTCTGGTATGACGAAGAAGGAAAAGATTGGTTAACTACTGGAAAGTCAAAGACCTTTATGTTTGAAAATCTAAAGACCTTAATTAGAAATGGTTACATTAGATGTATTGACAACATTACCTTTGCAGAGATTAGAAGCTTGCAGGTAAATGAGAAAGGGAACATTATTATTCCAGATAATCTTTCATCACACGGAGATAATGCTGTAGCTCTATCGCTAGCTTCAGTATGTATTGAGGGTGTTAAACTACCAAGAGAAACTTATTTGCCAGCTTGGATTAAAACAGGCAAGGCAGCTAATGTAATAAATAAAAGCGGTGTAGCAGTAGCAAATTACAGGAGATACTAACATGGCAAGAAAGAAATCAGAACCATTAGAAAGACCACCAGTAGAAGAAGTTATTTCTGTTGGTGGATTTTCTGAAGATGAAAGAATAAGACATAAAAATCAGTATTACAATTTAAAGCCAAAGGGAGCACCAGAAATTAAAACAAAACTAACACCTCTCTTTGGAGCAACGCTAATGTTAGTTCCTCCAGATGGTTTTCTTCGTTGTTTGAAATGTAGAAAGGCAGCTCCAAAAGAAACAGGATTTCATTCTGAAGATAGGGTTGATGGACTTTCTGGATGGTGTAAAGATTGTATTACCGTTCATGGAAGAGAAGCCTTGACTATTACTAATAAAATGAGGGAATAATAAATGGCGAGAACTAATAAAGATACAGTTGCCCTTATTAGAACTATCTTACAGGACCACACAGATTATTGGGAAGGACAATCAACTGTTCTGAAACAATACAAGAACGCTTATGAAACACGTTTTTGGGATGGTATGGTTTATGATGAAAGTATGATAAGAATTGAAACAGCAGATTGTTTCTCCTATGTTGAAGGATACATCGCTGCCTTATTTTCCAAATCTCCTGCTGTTGTTGTTGGTGGAGATGCTGCCAATACTGCTGGTGACCCCGAATTAGCCCAAGCAGCAGCAAATAGATTTCTTTTCTCCCAAAGAGAACAACTTGAAATAGCTTCTCGTTTGGCCCTAATCTATCCAAATTCATTTCTTAAATTATCTCCAACCCATTCAGATGAAATGTTGGATAAAGTTTCCATCAGAGCTATTCCTCCTTGGGAAGTTATTGTTGATAGAGATGCTTCTTCTTGGGATGGTCAGCGTTTTGTTGGACATACATACTATCTAACTATTCCAGAAGCAAAAGAAAAGTTTGGTTCTAAATCATTCACAGCAGTTCCAAAAGAAGATTATTTCTCTAATGGTCCTATGCCATACAGAACAGCTTCTCCTTCTTCTGGTATCTATGGTGGTACTAACAAAAACTATGTAGACCTTCCAGATGATTACCAATACATACAGGTTGTTGAGCTTTATGATTTAGCTTATGATGCTCTTTATTTCTGGACACCAAATTATAAGAATGGTGAAGAGCTATTAGAAAAGATGGAAATTCCTGTTAGAACATTTGACGACAGACCACTTCCAACTATTGCTCCACTTTATTATGCTCGTAAACCAGACCGTCCTATGGAGGGCTTGTCTGCTGTTTCTCGTGTTTATGACCAGTTCTATGAGAAAAACATTTTAAGAACTTATTGGGCAAATGCTGTTCGTAGAGATAGCCGTCAATACCTTTATAAAGAAGGTGCATTTGATGAAGAAGAACTAGCCAAGATTACTGCTGGTATTGATGGAGCTATGATTGCTACAGATGAAGCTAATCTTGATGGTCTAATAAAAGCTTTAGAAGTTCCTCCAATCTCTTCTAACTTTGACCGTTATTTAGGATTTATAGAAAGCGACATAAATCGCGGTTCTATTCTTGCTCCATTTACCAGAGGAGAAGCTACAAAAGCAACTGCAACAGAAATCACAGCACTTGCACAGTATTCAGCTTCAGAGATTGGAAAGCTTGCAAGAGATAGAGATAGTGCAATAGAATTAATTGCAAACATTTATCTTCGTCAATTATCACTTTTGGCAGAAGATGGAGAGAAAGCTGTATTGAATGTAAAGGGCAACGCAAAAATAATAACCACCAAAGACCTTCATGGAAAGTTTAGAATTTCCGCATTAGACCAAGGTAACCAACCACTTGCTGACGCCATCAAAAAACAAAATCTTCTCCAGCTTCTGCCAATCCTTACACAGTTGGGTGTTCCTAATGAGAAACTTAAGGAAGGAATTATCAGAGCCTATGACCTTCCAGAAGATTATCTAAAAGTTCCTCCTCCACCTCCCGCTCCACCACCAGAATTAGCCCCTCCAATTGGCCCACAATCCGCTCCAGCACCATCAGAGCTACCAGAGCTAGGTCCAACTGACAACGTGCCTCCTGCTGGCGATTTAGCGCAGATGCTGGGGTCTAGAGGAAGAGGTGTTTAATGCCTATTTATGAATTCTCTTGTACTTCCTGTGGGACTGTACATGAAAGATTGCTTCCTATGTCACAAAGAGAGATTTTTCCAAAAGAAAATTCCTGTGAATGTGGTGGAGATTTAAAGAATAAAATAACTGCTCCAGCCCATACACCTTCTGGATGGGGTGACATGACAGGTCGCTATGGTGTTAATGGTTATTTCTCTAAAGGGCTTGGAGGTTATGTTGATAGCAAAAAGGCCGAAGAGAAAATCATGCGTTCCAGAGGATTTATTCCAGAAAGTGATTTACCTAAAAACTTTTGGGAAGATGAAACCTCTCGTCGTATAGCTGTAGCTGAACAACAGGATAAATACACTAACGAATACAAAGACCTCTTGGCTTCTGGCAAATCAAAAGAAGAAGCAATTGCTGAAACATTTTCAACAGAACGCATTATGTCTGGTGAATTAGAAAAGGTTTGGGGAACTAAACCAAAAGATACAACCTCTACTATTACAGGAGATTTACTATGAAAGGAAAAGAAATAACCATCACTATTGGTGGTCGTAAACCAGAGGAGATGAGCGAAGTGGAAGCTCCTGTGGCAGAAATGTTAAATGAAGCTGAAATGGCTGACGAAGAAATGTACGACAAAATGGCTCCAACAGGTGAATTCACCAAAAAGGGTCTTAACAATCTTGTATCTGCAACTAATCGACTTCTTCCAGCTTTTGGACAAACACCCGATTATCCTACCTTTGGTGAAGACCTTACTAAACTTCCCACCGATTTTGTGCGTGTTCTCTCTATGTTTGCTGATGCGGTGGACGATGCAGTTGAAGCTGAAGTTGTTGGTTCAGACATGGCTCTATCCTTGGATGCTCTTACTGACGATTTATCTCTTACTGCCGCTGCTTCTAAAATAGATGCACTTTCCAGAAATAAAGAATTTAAAAAGTTCTTGAAGGAACCTTATGCCAAATCTGAAAGTAAGGAAAAGCCAGAGATGGAAGAAGAAGCTGGTATGGGCGAAGAAGAAATGGATAAACTATTCATGGAGAAAATGTCATAATGCCTTTAAAAAAAGGAAGAAGTAAGAAAACTATTTCCGAAAACATCGGAAAGATGGTTAAAGAAGGAAGACCACAGAAACAGGCTGTGGCGATTGCACTTGATAAAGCGGGCAAGAGCAAGAAATCTAAATCAACCCGTAAAAAATAAATAAAGGAAAAATAACATGAGCACAGAGATTGTCCAAGACAACACCTCTGTTGATACCACATCAGCAGAGACACCAGAAGCAGTAGACGGTTCAGAGCTACTTGCTGAAGACCTCTCGGTAGAAGACCTACTGGGTTTAAATTCTGAAGTAGCACCAGAATTCACAGAAGATGCAGCCTACAAAGGCATGAAACCTCTTCACGAATGGACTAAACACCTTCCAGAAGACGTAAGAAAACATCTTGCTAACATTAGAAGTGATTACACCAGAAAAACACAAGAGATTGCTACCATCAAAAAGCAATTAGAAGACGAACGTAGAGCTTTATCTAATCAGAAAGAAGCAACCCTCAATAATCCTCTTGCCCGTAGAGCAGCAGAGATAGCTTCCAACGAAGAAGAATACGATTTGTATGACCCAGATGGTATGAAAAAAGAAATAGAAAGACAGGCTGCAAAGATGCTGTCGGAAATGTTGAAGCCCGCACAGGAAGAGATAATGCTTCAGCAAAGAAAAATGGCTCTTGATGATTTTAAGAGAGAACATCCAGAACTTACTTCACCAGAATACAAATTACCAATTGCTGAAATGCTAATGAAGCGTCCAGAGCTAAAACTTGAAGATGCTTTCTACATCGTTAAAGCAAAGGTAGATAGTGAGAAGATTAGAAAAGAAAAAGAAGTAATCGCACAGCAAACCACTTCTCGTAGGGATGCTCTAAAGAAAACTTCTAATGGTTCTGCTTCAACACCAAAGGGAACCCCAAAATTCAGAGATGCTTGGGAAGCTTTTCAGTACCACAAGGCCCAAACACAGAAGCCTAACTAAAGGATTTAAGCTTTTATTTGACGTTTTCTTTACTAGTGAACGGGCAACCTTTCCCGCCGTTGTAAATAAAATCCGTTAGAGGACACTTTATTATGAAACTGGTGAAGGAACAAATAAAAGCGAAACCTTTTAAAAAGATAATTCAGCTAACATTTGATACTTTACAATAACATTTTAATTTAAGGAGATAAAATCATGGCTATTTCTAATGACCTATTATCTTCAACCCTCTATTCAATTCGTGATGGAGAGGTTGACGAGCTATTCCAAAAAGTCGCATTCCTCGATAGTGCCCGTAAACACGGTGGTATTGAGAAAGAAGATGGCGGCATCAAAATTCAACGCCCACTTTCTATCGCAGAACACAGCACCATAACCCAGCTCCCAACTGGTTATGAGCCTGTTTCTCTTGCAGTTCGTGACGTACTTGCTCCAGCAATCTATGACTGGTGTGACTTCACAGCTCCAATCGTTGTAACCAAGAAAGAAGAACTTGAGAACAGCGGCGAGAAAGCAATCGTAAAAATCGTAGAAGCACGTATGCGTTCCGTTATGTCCATGCTTCGTAGAGAGCTTAACAAGCAAATCCTCGCAGGAAATTCAACTATTCTTACAACTATGAATACACTTTCTCCTGCTGCTGCTGGTGGTTTCTTCGAAGTTGAAACAAAGCCAAATCAGTCACGTTCCGTTGGTGGTGTCTCAAAGGCAACCTACAACGTAAACGGTTGGACCAATCAGGTCTTCGACATAGGTGCAGCATTCGGTACTGATGGTATTCGTGGTATGCAAAGCGTCTACATCAGCGCAAATAGCGTTTCTCCTATGGGTGACGTAAATACTGTTCTTCTTTCAGAAAACGGTATGGCTAACTATCGTAGAGCACTATTTCAGCAAGAGCGTTACATCAACGAGAAGACCCTCGATGGTGGCAGAATGAGCCTTGCTTTCGCAGGTGCAGCAGTTGAACAGGACCTAGAGCTTGGTTTCACAGCTACATCTTCAGCAGCCTCATTCAACAAAACTGCTCCAGTAACTGGTTACATGCTTAACTTCAACGGTATCAAGCTTGTTCTCCACAAAGATGCTGATTTCGCAGTTTCACCATTTGAGCACGTTGCTGGAACAACCGCAAGAGCCGCACAGCTCTACGTCAAGACCCAGCTTATTGCTGACCACCTTGGTAGCTGTGGCGTTCTCTTCGATGGTGACACTTACTAATCTTAACCACTTAAAGGAGATAAAAAACTATGGCTACTTCTACATTAATTCAGTATCTTTCTGCCTCTGGCTATTCTGGCTTGGGTGCATCAGTATCAAATGGTGTTACACCTTCAGACCGCAAACAGGTTGAAACCTTCCTCTTTACAAATCCAAATGCTGTTGGTGGTGCTTCCATCACCCTCACATCTGGTGCTGTAATGGCTGTTGACATTTCTAAAATGGTTTCAGACAGCACAGGTGGTCTTACCGCTCTCAACGTTGTTCTTGCTGACTTCAATTCTGCCCCAGTACAGAAGATTGTTGTTGGTGTTCTTGAGATTGGTTCAGCCTCTGCTTCTGCTGGCACCCTCGTTGTTGCTCCACAGGAAACTGTTGCAGTAACTGTTGTTGTTCGCGGACCAGTAAAGAATGTTCCAGTAATCGGCGCAACAGCCGCAGGTTCACCACTTTGTCTTGACGAAGCTGGTGCAGCAGGTTCTGCCGAAGTTTACACCGCTGCAAAGGTTGGACACGTATTCGCTTACGCTCTTTCCTCAACTGCTGGTGCAGGCTTCGTAACTGCATACGTTCTCGGTTGCGGTATCTAATCTAAACCCCGACAAGGTTAGCCTCTCCTTCAGAAATGTTGGAGAGGCTTTTCTTGTATTTGACCTTTACTATTTTATTGAGGGAGAATACCCAAATGAACTTGACGGCTTTAAGAGAGAAGGTGAAGAATGTTATTGACTATTCACCAGAGCTTCAGCAATTTAATGACCAGATAGACCAGCTTCTAAATGATGCTTATTACTATCTGTGGACTTTCAAACGTTGGAACTTTGCAACTAAAACAACTAATTTTCCTTTCTTTGTTGACATGCTTCCAACCAGAGACATAGAGAATTCTGCATCTGGTGTTGTAAATGCTAGCGTAATACAAGGTGACCGTCGTGTTGTATTTTCTGCTGTAATGGATAGATTAACTTTCTTTGGTGTTAAGGTCTGGGAAGGTCAGCCAATCTCAATACAAAACTTTGAATACACAATCTCTAAAGTTCTTTCTGGTAATACTATTCTTCTTGATAGACAGTTTCAAGGTACAACAAATACTGACGACATAAGCTGGGTTATTAAGAAACGTTGGTATGACCTCCCAGAAGACAGTTTAGAATTGCTTTATTTAGGACACAGAGATTTTCCTTATAATACTGCTGCTGGTTCCTTTCCTCCATTTGGTAAAGCTACAGCTATTCTTCCAAGAAGAGATGAAGAACTAGACCTTCGTGGTGATTATAAAGCTTCTTATGCTGAAGCTTACATTTGGGCACCAGCTTATCAAGTACCTGCTGCTGAAAGATTAGGATTAGAAGGTTCTACAACTGAAGGATTAGGAACTAGAATAACCGCAAATACCTACTGGGAACTTTGTTGGGCATTTGTTAAAGATGGAAAAATAGGTGCTCTTTCTAAACCAGAGATAGTTAAATTATCTGGTCAGCAAAATTCTATTTCTATGAAGTTTATTGGTTGGGATGATACAGAAATTAAATCTGCTGGTTACATACCTAATGATGATGTAGCTCCAGCTTGGGAAGGATGCCGTAAAGTAATCTTCTGGAATAAGAACTTTGATAAATTGACAGGAGAAAGAAAAGGACTTCCTTGCTGGATTAGCATACAAAACGGTGGACCTGTTAGAGCTAATGACAGCTTCTCTGATTATGTAGTTGTTGATGATACAGTTTCAACCTACACTATTCAGTTCTTAAATCAGTTTGATAATGGTAATCGTAAATACATAGAGATTGATGGACAACACAATCGTATTCGTCCTTATCCTCGCGTAGATGCTTGGGACTTTGAACAAGCTCAAAAGAAATCTGTTGGTCCAGACCCTATAATCATCGAACCACATGACTTTATCAAAGAAGCTATTATTCGTTACTACAAGAAACCATACGATTTGCTTCTTGGTACAGACAGTCCAGAGATGCCTTATGAATTCCATCAGCTTATTGTTTATAAGGCTCTTGAAGACATTTACTTAAAGTTAGGTCAGCAATCTCTAGCAGCTACTTACAGAGCTAGAATAGATAGAGACATAAAAGATTTGCAAAAGAGATACACCGACCACATCGATAGTCAAGTAATTAGAGGTCAGTTTTCTACAGGAAATAAAAGATTTTATTACGATTATGCCTCACTAAAGAAACTTACCTAAAAGGAACAACAGCATGGCTATGAGAACAAAAAGCACAAGTTTCGTAACAGCTCAAGGTCTAGACCAAAACTGGAAAGGAAAGTATGGCTGGGGCGATGAAATTGTCAACTTTAGAATAGACCCAGCAGGTTTAGGTTGGGTCTGTGATAGAGGTGTTGAAAGCTGGTGGAAGTTTCCAGCCAACTTTACGTTTATTGCTGATGGAACTACTGTAGCAGAAATTCTTGGCTTTCCAGTAGATGCTCTTTACATTTGGGAAAAATCCTCAACAGGACAGGTTTATCATTTTGTTGAGCAGAATGGCACACTTTATTACTGGTGGGGCAACAAAGGACAAGGAGCTACTTATCCAAATACTGGCTATTACATTTCTGACAGAATAGTTCTTGATAGAAATAGACACGTTCCAAAGCTTGGTGATGTAGGAACACAGTTTATTCCTTATGGAAATCGTCTGCTTATTATCAACGGTTACGATAAGCCACTTTGGTTTTCTGGTAATGAAGATTGGAGAGATTTCTCATTCACACTTGCAACACCTAATCTACGTCCAACACCACTTCAGCCAGATTATTTAAGTGGTGCAAAAGCAGAAACAGGTACAGCTTATCCAAACTTTGCAGATAATCATGTTCTTGGTTTAGGAACTACTGATGGCAATAGAAATCAATACCAATACAGAATGACTTATCTAACTTCTGATGGTGCTGAAAGTCCTCTCTCTTCTACCAACGTACTTGATTGGACTATTGATGAAACAAAACCAGATGAAGAAAGAAAGTTTGGTGTTGTTCTTGACCTTCCACAAGGACCAAAACATGCTGTAGCTCGTCGTATTTACAGAACAAAGAACATGAAGACCACAGGTGTATCTGGTGCTTCAAATGGTGAGATTTATTTTGTTAGAGAAATAGAAGAGAATAGTTCTCGTTTCTTTATTGATACTATGGCTGATGGTCAATTAGTTCAGAAAGGACCAGAGGAAATAGCATCTAGCAGAATAAATACAACTTACAAGTTTGGAGCTACTTGGAATAATCGTATTTGGCTTGCTGGTGGAGATAGTACGCCAACAAGATTAATCTATTCTGACGCTGGTATTCCAGAACAGTTTAATGCTACTTCTTACTTTGAACTAGGAAATACACAAGGCGGTCACATTACTGGTGTTACACCTTACTACAATAACCTTCTAGTATTCCGTAGAAATGCAATTGAAGTTATTCGTGCAACTACAGGAGGCTTTACCCTATCAACACTTTCAACCAACATCGGAACAATAGCTACAAAAGCAATAGTAAACGTTCCAAATTTAGGCGTTACCTTCTTAACTGAAGATGGTGTCTATCTTATGTCTGGCGGTCTTGATGGTGGTTCACAAATCTCTATTGCAAAAATAAGCGAAGGCGTTGATGATGAAATAGGCAGAATTAACAAATCTGCTCTTCCATCAGCAGTAGC